TAGTCGTTCAACATCTCCCATAGGTTAGTGGGTATCCGTGCAGTCAGGTTGCTGAAAGAGCCCTGTAAGGCCATCTCAGCACGGTTCCTACGTCCTCTTGCCATAGTGTGGCGACCCCTCTACCCATTATAATTATTACTAAACAGGATGCATAGGGGCTTAGATTAAGTAACCAATGGCTCGCTTCGCTACGCTCATGGCACGTTGCCTGTCCGAAGGAGCAACGGGTTAGCGCTTTAGTCAGTGGGATGAGCGTTCAGGGTGAACGGACAAGGAAGATAGGGCGCAGAATGGACCCAAGGGCCCATTTCCGCCCGAATCTATAGATTATATACCGAGGACCAGTACGCGTACTCGATGGCAACGAGTAAGACTGGATCGTTTTGGCTGACCGAGGAAGTTAGCCTGGCTACTGCGAATGCGAACTACATGGGAACTTTGGACTTGGGTGCCTACGTGGATGTCGGTGACCAGCAGGCTATCGCCATCGAATCGGTTGACTTCATCATTCAGGGATACGATACAGCGGACAACCACTACAACAACAGCCTGACGGGAACAGTGAGCGCCAACGTCGCAGCCGCCTACCAACTCAGCGACCTTAACCCCGGAACCAATTACATTGCCGCCAGCGACAATGCCTTGATTGGATCGGGAACCTTCATGCTCGACAACACGAACTACATCGAGTCAAGTGCGGCTGACTTCTACCCTGACTCGTTCGGCAAACTGGATGAGTCAAGAATGGTGGTGAATGATTCACTTTACCTGGTGGCGTCCTGCGCAACCACTTACGCAGCTGACCACGAACTCCGGGTTACCGTGAGAATCCGTTGCCGCATAGTCAAACTATCGACCAAGGACTGGATGGCGATTGCGATCCAGAGCACGGCGAGCGACAATTGAGGCGGGTTGGATGCCCAACTACTGTCCAAATTGTGGGGAATCCCTAGGCTCTTCGTCGACGAAGAAGGGCGACGTTCGAACTACAGCCAGGAGAGCATACGAAAAACCCAAGGCGAAGCGTAAGGCGAGCGCGTACAACAAGCGATATGCCAGGGAATACAGGCGACTCAAGAAGAAGCATCCACGAACATCCTTCGCTGGCCTAGCGAAGAAGGCACACAAGGCAGCCAAGAGGAAGAAGTGATGGCGAAGAAGGATGCAGTCAAGGAGCGTTTGCTCAGGCAATTCATTCCTCCCGTCGTCGTCGATGTCGATGAATCCTCTAACTTCACTGTCGGCGGAGGAGACTGGGAACTAGTGACTGCTGAGGACTCCGATGGTGATGCAACTTACTGGGCTGTTTATCGTGGCTCCTTCGATCTATCAGGGATCGTCATCGACCAGGCTACACTCTTCACAGTGAACCCGATGTTCCAGGAGGGATGCGATTGGAACTTCATCACTGAGAACCCCATAGGTGCCTTGCAGGTATGGGACGTGCTCTCACAGGAATACATCACTAATGCAACCTTCGATGGCGTAGTGCCCGCTTCTGGAAATTGGATTCCGCCAGGCTTAGTAGGTGGAACTTTCACAGTAGGGAGTATTCGAATGGGAGAAGCATACGAACTGGAAGACATCCATTACGGGAACGCTCGGTCATTCCAGTATGGGGCGGTCACCTTCCTCGGCAAGTCTCAATTCCTTCCGAATCAAACCCGTTCCTCTAGTTGGGGAGTCGGGTCGGCAACGGCAGGACAGAAACTCTACATCACCAGGGCCATTCACATCTCAAGTGCATTAGCCGGGAATCCACCTTCTCCTGGGGGGGACCCAACTAACCAGATCCGTTCACCGGCGACTGCAGTTGTTGTTCCGGCGTTGATTGCTCAAGAGACGGACCTACGCTACATCGAGCGCCTTCGACGGTCGTACGTCGTTCAAGGCTCGGTGGATTGAATGGGGAAGATCAAGAAAGCCACTGCGATACTGGGACTCGGCGGCATCACTCTCTACATGGCTGGGCTGGGTGGATATCCACTCATTAGATGGGTAGGGGGATCAGCCTGGTTAGGGGTACGCGGAACTGCCAGTTTCTTCGGGCCGCCTGCTTGGATACTGTTGAAAGATATCGCATTCGTTGCTGGTGAAACTGGCAAGGCTATTGCAAAGACTCCCTCAGCCAAGGCGGTAGGTAGGACGGCAGTTGGAGGGGCAATGTTGGCGGCAGCCGTCGGCGTCGGGTACACCGCTGGCGCCGTTACCGGTACCATCATTGTCAGCAAGGCCGAGGAAGAGGAGATCGTTTACGAAGGAGCCACCGAGGATGTCCTAGATTTTTATCTAGGAAGAGCCGAGGGGGAATATTGGGGAGACTACGATTGGCAAGGACAGCCGACCACTGACGACCCAGGGCGCCCTGGATACTTCAACGTCCCTGGTAATCTAGGAATCATCGCTGACCACGTGAAGCACGGTCACTACTTCGGCCACTGACCCCGGTCTATCGTGTGTATTCCTTCAGGGATTGCTGTCCCTCGTCCTTTTTCACGTCTTCAAAGAACATCCAACTGACGACGACGCGAATTCCACAGTCCCTACAGGTGAACATCACTCCGCCACTCTCCTCATCTTTGGCATTGATTCCCTTCTTCATCAACTTCATACATTCGGGGCAACCTGCACCCATCTTCAGTACGATCGTCATTCAATCCCCAACTCCTTGTTGATGTTCGCTAGTGCAGTTGCACGAGCGTCCTTGATATCCTCTTTGACATCGTTGTCCCACGCCTGCCACTCTCGCAGGATCCGCTCAAGAGCCAGGGAACGGTTGTTCGCTGTGTTCTTGCGTGCGTAGTCGTTCAACATCTCCCATAGGTTAGTGGGTATCCGTGC